GGTTTCGCGCAGCGCGGAGATACAGACCTTCCCGCGCTTGATGTAGGCGTGCAGCACGCGGCTGTCTTCGATGATGATGCCGCCATGCGCGAAGCAGCGCGCGACTTTGAACACGATTACATCACCGGGGATAGGCGGCCGTTGCACTTCGGCGCCAAGCTTCGACACGACGCCGAGGAATCGTTCTTCGTCGCGGTGTAACAGCCATTGCGGCGGATAGGGGCGCGGGTCGAACGCGGGCACGAGGCCGGTATCGACCGCGCAGCGCACCAGCAGCATCGCGCAATCGACGGCGCCGTTCGGCCCTTTGATGTCGCCCTGGTCGCGGAACGGCGTGCCGAGCCAGGTCTTCGCCTCGGCGATGAAGGCCGCGCGCTGCGCGGCCTCACCCTCATGCTGAATTTGTCGAAGCATCACACCGCGACATAGGCCGGGGGCGTGTAGGGGTAGCCGCGGAAATTGCTTTGGTTGTTCACGGTGCCGCCGGATGTGTCGGTGTGATTCTGGCAGGCGTTTTGCGATCGGGCGCAGCCCATCAGCGCGTTGAACGTGTCGCCCGGCACCGGCTGCTCGTAGAGCGGATAGATCAGGTTGATCCATACCGACGATGTGCCGGCTTCCGCCGAGGCGATCGTGCGTGTCTGGCCTTCCGCGGCGCCGCTTGTCATCGTGATGGTGCCCAGCGCGAACAGCGAATTGTTCAACCCGGATGGCGGCGACCATTGGATCGCAGAGGCGCTGGGTGCCGCGATGACGGTGCCGGCAACAGTGAAACTCGCGGGGTTCAACCCGCACCCGGCGTCGCAGAATGTGTGCAGGCAGGTCGTCTGATACAGATTGCGTGGCGCCTGCTGGTTCATCAGCACATTGTCGCCCTTGGCGGTGAGCGTGATGCCTTCGGCATCGATCACCGCGCTGGACTGCCGGCCGTTGAACTTCACAACATAGCCATATTGCGTATCGCCCGGCGACGGCATGAACACGCGGTCCATCTCCGCCCGCGCGCCATCGAATAACCCGTTATGGATCTGCCTCTTCAGGTTTGAGAGCAGTGTGTCGGAGCAGCCGAGCCGCAGTTCGAGCTCGGGTATTTCGACCGTGTTCTTCACGCTGAAGCGGTTGCGGGTAATGACCGGCGCGCCGTCGCGGGCGGACAACCATGTATCGCTCCCGACCGTGAGGCTCAGGTCGAACGATGTCCAGCGATAGACCGTGCCGTTCGCGAGCGTGTAGGTGAACAACTCGCCTATCCAGCACTGCACCTGCCCCGGACCGCCGCGGCACGATTGCAGGAACGCAGGTCCGCCGCCATTGCCGTCGATGAAGGTGCGCATGTGATTGTTTCACCGCAGAGGCGCGGAGCCGCAGAGGAAAAACCCTTCTCCCCTTGTGGGAGAAGTGCCCGCGGAACGCGGGCGATGAGGGGTTGCGCGCCCGTGGCGCGCGAAGAAACAAATCTGCGTCTCCGCGCCTCTGCGGTTCATGCCTTTTAATACCGCAGCGAGCTGAGCGTGACTTTCTGCAGGCCCCATAGCTGGTGCATGAACTTTTCGAGGTCGAGGCTGTCGGCCTGGAAGCGCACGTAATAGAGCCAGGAGAGATCGCAGGTGAAGGTGTGGCCGGAGGGCGGCGCGGTGTTGAACACGACCTGCTGGTTCTTCGGCTGCGATGTGTTCAGCGTGTAGCCGTAGGTCGGATCGGAGACGTCGATTGGCGTCGTGCTGCCGTCCACATAGAGATTGAAGGGCTGCGTCGTATCCAGGAAGCCGATCGTCTCGGAGCCCTGGAGGTTCTGGCCTTCCGAAGTCGTGCCGCGCCAGCGCGACAGGGTGAAAGCAGTCTGCGTTCCGTTCGATTGGCCGACATAGGACCAGAACGCGCTGTGATCGTCCTCGTCATAGAACTGAAAACCGGTGAGGGAACCGGTGCAGGCGAGGAACAGGCCCTCGATCTGTTTCAGCTCGTCCCAGGCGCGGCCCATGCGGAAGCCGTCGCGCAGCACTTCGTAGGTCAGGTCCCACTCCCACAGCGGCTCGGTCCAATAGGACATCCGCACTTCGCCGCCGGACTGATGGGTCTGCACCGAGACGCTGTGTTTCGGGCGCCGGATTTTGGAATAGGCAAAACCGGGGAGGTGGCGCGGATAGAGGAAATAGCCCATGCGTCATCTCATGGCGTGACGGCGATCGGCGAAGATGCAGCCGAAGTGCCGACGGCGTTCACCGCCTCGATTTCGTAGTAATAGGTGGTGCCGTGCGTGACATTGGCATCGCTGAACGCGTTGTTTGTCGGCGTCCCGATCACGCTGTACGGGCCGCCTGACGCGGTGGCACGCAGCACATTGTAATACTCGACGTGATCCCCGGACGGGTTGGGTGACCATTGCAGCGCGACCATGCCGCTGATGGCGAGGCCGGTGAGGCCGGTGGGTGTCCCCGGCACGCCGCCGCCGCCGCCGCCATAGCCCGTACCGCTCGGTGTATAGCTGTATTCCGTGACGTCGGAAATATCCTGCAGCGCATTGCCGAAGACGTTGAAGCTCTGCAGTTTCAGATAGACGGTGGCGCCGATATACTGCGTCGGCAGATTGTAGGTCAGGACGGAATTCGGCGCGGTGTCGACCTCGCCAAGATCGATGCGGGTGAAGAAATCGCCGGTCGCATGTGCGGCGCCGGTCGTGCCGTCGAGACCGCGATACAGATACGTCAAATTGTTCGTATAGGTCCCGGTGGCGCTGACCGCGCCATAGGCGAGCAATTCGCCGTTCCCGGGGCATGTGGCGGAGCTTCCCAGCGCCGCCATCGATGTGCTGGCAACGGCTTGCGAATTGTTGATCGTCCACGACGATCCGGAGCCGCTCTCGATGAGCGTCCCGGCCGCAACACCGGGTCCGAATATCTGCTGTCCGGCGGCAAGCGTGCCGGATGCCACCGCCGAGACGGTGAGCGTCGTGCCGGAAATGCTGCCGGTGAACAGCGCCGAGCCGAAGGCCGGACAGACATAACACAGCGTGCGGCCGTTCCGGGCGTCGGCATCCGTCGCCGCTGTCGGGAACAACCCGGCGCTTTCGGTCAGGTCGATCGCCAGCGTGTCCGTTATGTCCGGATTGGAGCCGGAATAGGCCGCAAGCGCCGATGTCAGAGCACCCTGATACGCCGCCGAACTGATCGTGCCGATGTAATCATAGTTCACGCCGTCGAACGACAGCGAGACAAGACAACCGCCCCAGTTCGGGCCGCCGCTCGCCGCAACCCAGACCTGGGGCGGCGCACCGGCGATGAGGGGCTGAGACGGCTCGAAGATCGCCGGCGGATTGGCGCTGCCGGGATCGACAAGCGGCGAATAGCTGCCGCCGTTGGCGGAAGGCGGGACGTTGGGCATCGCTTACCAGGCCGTTCCGATGCCGCCGGGAAATTCCTCCGCCACCACCGACAGATTGCCGTTTTCGTCTTCATCGATGCTGCGGATGCGCACCGGGAAGTTCGACAGCGCGACATGCGGATCGGTCAGTGTGACGAGATCGCCGGGCTCGAGCAGGCTGAACTCATAGCCGAGCTTGAACGCATAGGTGTTGCGGATATAGGCGCCGCGTTGGCCGATGAGCTGGCAGCAGATCGCGGCGATGGTGAGATCGCAGATTTCATGCGCCTCGGTGACATCGGAATCGATCTGCCCGAACTGGTCGACCAGCCCCTGGTCCTGCCATTCGACCGGCGTCGATTGATACTGGTTGCCGCGATCGAGCATCTCGATCTTGACATGGTTGGGACAATCGGCCGGGTCGGCGCGGGTCACCTGCACCGGTCCGCCGTCGCCGGTCCTGGATGCCCCGTCGTCGCTTGACGAGCCCTGTTTCACCTTGGTCGCGAGGAAATCGTCGTAAGTCAGATTGTACTGGACCGTCAGGTTCGGCGTGTAGGTCACGCCGTTCGCGGTGATCGCACTGTCGCCGAGCGGCACGAATTTGAGCGTGCCGCCGCTCCAGAAAATCCAGGTGTTCGACAGGCTCGCCCAGCGATCCAGCGTCTCGCTGATCTGCTCCTGCTCGTTCAGATTCGGCGAGAACGCGATGCCCTGCGCCGTGCAATAGGTCTTGTAGAAGGCGAGGCTGGTGGTGTCGATCTGGGCACTGTTCAACCCGATGGAATATTGCGGGTTGGTGAGGAAGTCGTAGATGATGTTGCCAGGGTTGATATCGCCGACGCCGGTCGAGCCTTGCGCGTAATCGTAGCAGAAAATCCCCTCGACTTCGAAATTGTGGTTCGGCAATTGCGCCGACGCGCCGAGCTTGTAATTCTCGGTGCAGACATAGGCGAGGCCGGAATAGTTCAGCGCCTGCGCCGGATAATCGTCGGAGAGGACACTCCAGACATCCTGGTTTGTCGTGCCATAGAACAGCGTGAGATTCAGTTTGGTGAGGATGCTGCCATGGATGCCGGTACCACCGTCATTGTAATACTCAGTCTGATCAATCCAGCCGGCGCCGATGCCGTAGATCGGCCCCTCGCACAGACCCATCATCACATCGGCGGTGTAAGTATAATTGCCGCTCTTGCTGCCGCCTTTGCCAGCCGCACCCTTGGCGGACTGCCTGTGGGCCTGGAAGTTGTTGTACCAGAAGATGTTCGGGGCGGTGATCGTCTTGCCCCAGATGATCGCAACCGGGATGCCCTGCGCCGATGTCTGCAGATCGATGCCGGTATAGGTCGTCTGCTGCGTCGCGTTCGTGTTGGCCTGGAGAAAGCCCATTTGTTTGTTTTACCGCAGATAGACAGATTTGTTGCTTCGCGCGCCTCCGGCGCGCAACCCCTCATCCCCGGCTTCGCCGGACCTTCTCCCGCAAGGGGAGAAGGGATTATCTCCGCGCCTCTGCTGTTACACCGCGCGCAGCGCGCCGTTGCGGAACTGGCGGTTCAGCCAGGACAGCATTTCACCCGACTCGCGTGTCAGCATCTGGGACAGCGTCGCCGGCTCGCGG